ACCTGTCGCAACTACTATGTTGTTTCGGCCACGAATGCCCGTCTTTTCTCCTTCAAGGGGAGGGACGACTATCAGTCACACAGAGCTCATTGGTGACTTCACGGCACTCACAAACGATTTCGAATCCAAAAAATATGAAGTCAACCCCGGTATTGCCGCCACTTTCCCGTGGCTCTCCGGGCTTGCAATTAACTTCGAAACGTATAAATTCAAAAAGCTCATCTTCCATTACCACACGTCAGCCCCCACCGACGAATCGGGTACTATATATATGGCACCCGACTACGATGCTAGTGACGCCGGCTTCCCCAATGAAGCCTCCATTAGCAACACCGGTGGCTCGGTCAGTATAGCTGTATGGAAGAACACCCAGATGAGTGTTAACACGAAACTCATCCATCAACAGAATCCAACTCTGCTTGTCAGGAGCGAATATGTTGGTTCAGCTATTGCTGATTATGATGGATGCTCGGTTTCAGTGGCCTCACTGGTGAAAGTACCGGGGTCCAAAGGCAAACTCATCGTTGAGTATGTCGTTGAATTCCACACCCCCAATACCAGTATCGATGTAGCAGCCCCCATGATTCCCAATGACCAATTTTATGGGAGTTCTACATCCGGTCCAGCGACGTACAGTTTGAATGGCTTTGCCTATCCAAATCTAAGCTACGACGTAAACCTAAATGGTATTCCAAACGCGTTCGATTACGACGCTAAAAACGCCCAGTACCTGTTAAAAGTTCCCGCCACCGTTAATCTTCAAGGCGCGGTCACGCCTGCGGTTGATACTACAGGTTCTGGAACAGCCATGTTTCAAGCACAATTGCAGTCCTCTGTCGACGGCGGTGCTACATGGAGTCAACAATCCGGAGATTGCACCGAACTGAATGCTACAGTCGCTGCTTTCGGCTCCACAGTAGGATGGAGCTTCTTAAAATACTTTGATGCCGACACTTTATTTAGAGTCGTTTACGCAATCTCTGGTTTAGCTGGTGGCACAATTCTTCGTGCCCACTACCAGAAGATTCGTTTCGAACTACTCGCATCATCGAGGCGTTTGCCTCTCCCCACATAAATTTATATTTATTTATTAAACTTTGTACATAAATTTTTCCCACATGGCAGTGGATTATGCTTTAGGAAGCACACAGGCAATCTCAGCCTCACCCTTAACCTCCTCTACATCCTTATTGATTGGCCCTGTAGTCTGTATAGAAATTCATACCACTCACAAATCCCTTTTTGTATATAAGTGTGCATTTGCTTCAGTCCCATTCAACCGGTCATGGACCCCGGAACCCAAAACAAAATTAAAAGGTGGTCACTAATAGCCATAACGTTCACCATGATGAACAGAGCTTCATCGAGCTCGTCGACTAAACTCGGTGCGGGTCCTTTAAAGGGGCTCGTTAGGATACATGTTAGGAGAAAGTCATTACCAGCTGGAGTTCCCCGTGGGCGGATTCCCCAGCACATAATTCACAGAGACTCTGAGGAGAAGTCAGTGAGCGCGCAGCAGCTTAGGCGCAGGGACAGAGGTCCAAAGAAGCATATTCAACTAGAAGAAGAGATGCCAGTTGAATATTTGGTAAAAAGAAACGTCCGGAAGCAGTTAGTATGCTACTGTCAGATCCCTAATTGTCGAAGAAGACACTTGCATTTGAAAGGTACAACTTCAAATAAGAAGGGGGGTCAGAGAGTCGGATTGAAAAAGCGATTGACAAGTCAGGTGGCGAAACCTGCTATGAAAATTGCTGTGCATTGTTCTAAATTGGGATGTGAAGAACACCTCCATGTCTGTAATCCAGATGTGCCTAATTGTGAAATGGTTACAATTGAAGGCCTTCAATTTTCAGAAGTTATGATGGAGGGGTTACAGGATGAAAACACCCAAATTAGACCAAAACCAGAAGTATGGGATGATATCGAAGAAGTACCACAACAAATTTTAAACAAAGAGACTTCTAAACGTCATAAGTTACACGAAAGAAAAGTGTTGGCTTATGAAAAAGAAAAACTTCGTAAAAAGGAAGAGAATGCTTTTATGGCGGAATTATGTTCCGACCTTAAGTATCCTAGTTCTGATTTATTAGGTGATTCAGTATCAGATTACATCCCTACACCCCATTTGGTTGTTAAACCAATGGACGAACCATCTCAAAAGAAGGTAACTCAGTCGCTTGTCGGTAACCAAACCGATTCCGGATTAGACCCCGAGGCCCAGGAGTTCTATTACGAAACTCCTAAACGCATTCCTCAAGCTGAAGTTACACTTCCCAAAAATAAATTAACTCACACGACCGAAGATGTTTTCATTTACGTACGTGGAGAAATAAAACACGAATCCTTCCTTGGCAGATTATCTACTGGGCTGGGTAAGTTGTTGTATACTCTCCACTTAGCGAAGAAACAATCCAAATCTGTCCAACAAATTAAGTACAGAAAGAATCAAACCTACAAATCAGTGTTTGGTTCCGTACATGGTAAGTTGCAGAACAGAGAAGTTCGTATGGATGTATTGTCCGGAGCAGGATATGATACAAACTTCCGAGCGAAGGTCTATAGTGATTTAGCCAAAGAACTGATTAACACCGCGCATTCCCTGCCGAGAGCATGTGACGCAGCAGGGGTGCCTAATCAAAGTCTCCTTGATTGTATGCAACGTCAAACACAGAAAAATCATCCAGAGTGGTACGAACAGGCAGATAGTCTAATTCGTGCCATGACGTTTGCCCATGCGCAGAATGTTCGATATGTGGCAGATAGGATGATGCAAATGACCATAGTCAAGGGTCCCATTCCTTACGGTAGTTACGACACCGTGCCAGAAAAGATAGTAGACAAGGGTGTTATTAAGGTGGAGCATGACAAAAGGCACACAGAAATCGTTTTTAGAGATAATGCAAGATTCCGTAGAGGAGGCCGAGGATGGCTACCCAACGGTATGTTAGACCATAATCTCCCATACGATTCCCTTAATGAATACACCACTGTGGCGGGACCATTTTTCCCTTCAGATGGTTTGGCTTTGGCTTCTACACCTTCAAATGTAGCAGCTATGGTCACCCGTCTTACTAATTGCGTGAAACCGGAAATACCGGGGTTTCACGAAATGCTCGTCAATAATCAAGATACCTTTTTTACTGAAGAGTTCCTGGACTTTAGTATATTTGACACAGTAGAACGTAAAATCTGTGAATCTTTACTAAAGAGGGAGACTGGAATGGAAGAAACAGTAGCTAGGGCCACCAACAAGAAAGCACTGTATGAACATGTCCTTCAGCAATTGAAGGATGAAGGGAGGATTCACGAGAATGGAGGAACTACATTAGTGAACGAAGGTAAACAGAAGAAAGAATTTTACCAAAAAGGAGCTACGGCCAGGTTGTTTGTCAACCTGGGTGTACCAGCTACTTTGTCACATGCGGATACCCTCTATAAAGCAAAAACTCATTTAGCTAGCGAACCAATTATAATGAAACATAATGGTAAATCGCTCAAGTTAGTTTTCTTAGCTAAACCGAAACATGAAACCCTTCAAGCGTGGGTAGAAGATTTGATAGCCCCTGTGCATGATGTCACAGCGTATATTCATTCCGATGATGCAAGTTTTATTGTAAAACAGCCAAACGGTACCATCGAGACTTACAACACAGATATTAGTAAGTGTGACCGATCCCACGGTCCAAGAACTTTTGCTACTTTCAGCAGGTTCTTCTCTTCTTCCCCACTCCTCCACACCGAATGCATGGAATTTGTCATGCGGGCTATACACCTGCGTGCTAAGAACATTCCAGAATTACGTGCATTCCTCATGCCTTTGTTGCCATACCTACCATCTGGCCATTTGTACACAACACTCATAAATACTTTTGTTATGATGTGTATTGCGCAATGGTTTTTCAAGTCGGGAGGCTCAAACAAAGAAGATATAATAAACGCAGGTAACAAACTTGGTTTCTTACTAAAAGTACATAAGGCGGAACGGATGACTGACAACCAGTTACTAAAACATTCCCCATGTATGGACGACTCAGGCTACTGGCGACCTCTCAAAAATATGGGTGTGTTACTACGTTGCATGGGTAAGTCAGATCAGGATTATGCTGGTTCAGGTAGTGTACGAGAACGTGCTAGGTTTCAAAATGCCAATGTTCTCTTATCATTTAAAACTGGCACTGAAATTCCCTGTTTAGAAAAATGGTATCAACAACTCACTAGAAGACGACATAACCTAAAAGATAGGAGCAAGGCCCAAATCCTTGATAAAGTCAAACATTCTTTCGAGTATAAGTTGATGTCCGACCAAAAGAGTACGTATTCCTTCTCAGACTATGCAGTCTTCGAGAGATATTTTACGCCTAGCGTCGGAGCCAGAGAATTCCAAGTTCTGGCAGAACAGTTGACCCGTATGACGGTTGGACACCACTTACGTTCTGCTGCCACGTCCGCCATCCTCTCACTGGACTACGAGTTGGGGGAACCAGAAGAAGGAGGATGGCTAGGTGATTGGGGTTAGATTCCCTCACCCGCCGACCATAAGGTCGAGCAAACAGGTGGAGTGCTACCATAACTCTGAAGTCGAAC